AAATGGTAATGATGCTGTAAAGTAATCATGTTCCCATGCTCTTTTTCTTTGTGTTAATAATCTGGTAACATCTGATGGTGCTGATACATATTGATTACCATCTTTTAATTTATAATCAACTGGTGCTATTAAATTTTGGTCTCTATAATATTCATTATATATACATTGGTATGCTGCAAATGGTAATGCACTTATATTTGCTGTTTGTCCAGTTGTTGAATATGTTGGATTTGGTGGTACTCCCATATAATCCATAAACTTGTTGTTAGCTGCTGTGAATATTGTTGGCCATCCATCATTAAATATATATGGTGCTACATGTTCACTATTATGTTCTGTAATGAACTTTTCCCAGTTTGGCCATGTAATTCTATTTGGTACAAAGAAATAATGCATTGTTACATCCATTCTATGCATAACTGGGGCTATCATTGGTGCAAACCTAATAAGGCTTTCACATGATAAATCGAATTTGTCTCCGGGTACACATTCTAATGTTAAAATGGGGGTTAAATCTCCCATATTTGTTGATAACTTTACGTCATGCGTTAAATCGAAGACGTTTTTTTTTGGTTTGTTCAGCTGAATGCTGTTAAAAAGGTTGTTTGCCATTTTTTGTTTGTTTTAAAGGCGAATTCCGCCACGTGATACATAATATGTTCTTTTTACTTTTGATGACCTATAGCCACCTTTTTTTCTGCCGTAACTCCGACGGCCTTTGTAACCTCTTTTCATTTTTTGGTTTTTTAATTGTTATTTGTTTGTATTCCTATTGTTAAGGCGCTTGAACGCTCTAATAGTTCTAATGCTCTTTCTAATGTTTGGTTTTTTATTATTACCATTCCTCTGTAGTATATACAAAATATTCTCATATTTTTTATTTTCTGTTAAGTAATGAACCTAAACCGATTTTTAAAATATCGGATATTAGATTTGAATTTATGCCTAAATTTGTTTGTAATGAATTTGTATATTTTCTAAATGCATTTTCAATATCTTGTCCAGCTATTTTAGCTTCTATTAATTTAGTTGTTGCTTTTTGAAATGCTATTTGTTGTGGTGTTGTTAAGTTTTGATACATTCTATTTTGTGTCATAGTTTTTATATCATTTGATACTTTATCTCTTAATAACGGATTCATTTGTTGTTTATTGCTTATATCTTCCATAATACTATCAACTTGTTTTCCCGTTAGTCTACTTCTTTGAAATCTTTCTTCTGCAATATAAGGTGTTTGGTCTATTACGTTTTGATTTTCTAATGATTTTCCTTTTGTTTGTTCTCGTAATAATTCTCCAGCTTGTTTATCATTTGATAATTGCTGTTCTTTTAATTTTAGGTCTATGTAATTATTCATTACTTGTCCTGTGTTTTGTAGTTTTGGTGCTACGAAGTCGGGTTGTTTCATATCGGTGCTTCTAATTGCTGCGGAATTAGACATCTGCCCATATATCAAATTTGGGTTTAACCCCGCTTCTTTATATCTCTGCATTTGTTGACTTGGACTATTATATTTATTTTGTTTGTCCCAATCTTGTAATGCGTCTGCTCTTTGTCTGTCATACATTTGTTGACTGAACTTTTTGTTTTGTGCGTTAGTATATAATGTACTACCGCTATTTACCAGGTCTGTTATTGCTGGTATTGCTGCTGCTGCTAATGCTAATGGTATTGGCATGTTTTTTGTTTTTTTAGTTTTTAATTGACTTTAGCTATTTAATCGCTTTTATTTTTTTATTTTGCGTCCACTGCGTTACCTTTTTTTTATAAATATAGCTCTTTTTTTTGCTTTAGTGTCAATTAGCACTAATATATCAAGGAATATTAGTGCTTTTTGTTTCTGACGCGCTGCGCTTGTCTTACGCTGAAAGCGACACCAATGTTAAATTGGTGTCTTTTCAACGTCGTTGTTTAAGTTTTCCACAGTGTTTTCAACATCTTGTGGTTTTTTCCATTGGCGAGACTTAAGGCTCTCCACTTCTTGTTTTATTTGTTCTGCCATTTCATGTCTTTCTACTAAATCTAATGTTTTAGGGTCTGGCATATAATAGTCTTCTCCGTCATAAACTGGAGTAAATCCAGTTACTGGGAGTCCTCTTGTATATCTGTCTACAATTGTTCTTATTGACATTGTTTGGTCTGGAATTGTCATTGAAGGTAATGTATTTACCTCTCCTGATTCCATTTCGTAATCGTAATTTAACGAATTTTTAACTCTCATGATGTATTTTTTTAAGTTTGATTTATTCATATTGTCTGCCTAATTCGGCATCTTTATACATTTTTCTAAATTGGTTTATGTGTCTTTCTACAATATCTTGTTCATAGTTTTCTCCTAATTCTTCTTTAAGTTTAATTGTTTCTGTTTCTGCTAATTCTTTAATATAATTAGCAATTCTGTCTTTTTCTATATCATTATATATTTTATCTTTATAATATCTTGGCATTGCTATTTTTTTATTATCTGGTATATTTACATACATACGTTTTTCTAAATCTTGTTTATGCCATTTAATCATCTTTTTTGTTATATAATTATCTCCTAGTCTTTTTGACATTAAACTAAACTCTTTTTGTCTATCATCATTATAGTGTAATGGAATTTTACCTTTTTTTGTCATGTATTTTAATGTATAACCTATACTTGCTTCATTTACTTGTCCTATGTGTATACTTCCTAATGGTTTGTTATTTAATATCCAAGCTTTTATTATATGTTCTTTATTTGCATTGAATAATATTATATGATAATGAGGGCGCATCTTTTTAGTACCATATTCTCCACATACATAATATTTAATTTTTGTTTTCGATAGTTTCCGTAATCTTTTAAAGAATTTTTGAACATCAGTTTTATCTAAATTCATATATCCTTTTTCTGTTAAAGGAACGTATTCGGTATCGTATGTTAATGTTACAAATAGTGCACTACTAGAACGTTCGCCCTCTTTTATCAATCTATAACTCCATCCAGATGTCCTTCTTTTCATACATGGTGGACATTTACTGCATGGCACTGGTATGTAGTTTCCAGTGAACTTGTCTTGTACATGATATGGTGTTATGCATTTTGTTGACATTATAAACCTGCAGGTGTACCATATTTAGGCATTGGTCTAACTGCTTTAATTTTATTTAATACATGGCAGTATAATACATCTGTTTCTGGGTCTTCTACAGCGAAAATGCGTTTTGTTGGATCGCATTCTATAAAATCGCTATTTAAACTTGGTTCTGTTGCAAATATTCTTCCTAAATGCCAGTAATTTAGTGATGTTCGGAATTCTCCAGCTACCCTAGATGGCATATATTTATATTCTGCATAACGTGGAACATAACCGAAAGTGTCTGTTGCATTTGCGGTATAAGCGTATAATTCTTGTTTTGCTACTTCTTGTTCTCCAATATTTGCAAATGTTGGCCAGAAATAATCTAATGAATCAGTTTTTAAGAATGTACGTGGTATACCTTGTTGATATGCTGTTTTTGGCATTACGGACATAATACCGATAATGTATCCATGTTCTTCACAATAGTAAGAACCACTTTTTCCACTTGTTACACTAATTCCATGTCCTGCCATATTTCCTTGTGGTAATCCACCATCTTGTCCAGTTGTGTTTAATACTTCTGATACTACTACTGGGCTTTTTACTCCTGTAATATATTCTGGTCTTTGTAATCTTTTATCTGAACTTCTTACACCAAAATGTGTTAAGATATTTTCTATATATCTTGTACCGCCTCTAGCGTTTTTCTCTAACCACTCTTGTAATTTAAATGCTCTACGTAAATCGTTAATTGTAGAAGGATCAACTGATGTTTCACTTGTTTTTGCTATTAAACCGCTTGTATTAGTTGGTAATGATGATAAATTTTCTGGTATTGTATTTCCTATTGCAAAATTTGCACCACCAAGATTGGGTGAACTAATATCTGTGTAACCTGGTAGACTTGTTACATCTTGATTCCATGTTACTCTTGTATCTCCACTAATTTGACCTAATGGTATATCTACTGCTGCACCTTTTTGTGCAAATGGTAATGATGCAGTAAAATAATCATGTTCCCATGCTCTTTGTCTTAATGTTGTTAATCTTTCTCTATCTCCGGCATCTGTATTATTATTGCCGTCTGTTAATTTAAAATCTACTGGTGCTTGTAAATTTTGGTCTCTATAATATTCATTGTATATGCATTGGTATGCTGCCATTGGTAATGCACTTACATTTGTACTAACTCCACCTACTGGTACTGGTGGTATTCCTATATAGTCCATGAATTTTTTTTGCATGGCTGTATAATCTCCATTTGTGTATGCCATATATGGTGCTACGTGTTCACTATTGTGTTCTGTAATGAACTTTTCCCAGTTACTCCATAATATTCTGTTTGGTACGAAGAAATAATGCATTGTTACATCC